CTGTATTTAATTCATCATTAAATTTATATTTAAAATCATCATATTTAGTCTTAAATTCATTATAGGTATATTTCATTTCCAATCTTAATTTATCAACAATATCTCTTTGAATTTTATTTTTTAATTCGTCGGAGCATTTTTTGATTGTTTCAGAAATATCATTTTCTAAATTACCACATCGTTGATTCATAAATTTATTAAATAAAAATAATTCTTTTTGTTTTATTAATTCATCTGGAGAAACAAAAGAAATACAAGTATAATTTTGCCCAGGTATAGGTTTATCAACTTCTAAATAATCGACCTTTTCCATTGTTATAGATTAATCTAAAAAAAAAATCTTTAAATAGTTTAAAATATTTTATATTTATATATTAATGACAAATATTCGTGAGATTTTAAGGCGATTAATAAAATATTTAATTTTAGTATTAATAGTAGCATTTGCATGCTTTACATTAATTAAAAATAAGTTATCGCATATGGAAATATGTTTAATATCATTAATTAGTGGTATGGTATATTGTATTTTAGATATTGTATCGCCATCTATTAATTTAAAAATAGATAAAAATTGTGGTATTTAATTAAATAATTCATCTAAATTTTCTTCATTTATTTGCTCTGATTCATTTTTCAATATTCCTCCTTTTAATTTATTAGAATTATTTTTATTTTTTTTAATAAAAAATATTTTTTTCCGTGTATCTTTATCAACAAATGGTCTTATTATAGCATATATAGATTTAATCATAATACTGGCATTTTTAACATAAATAATTTGTAAATTATCAGGATATTTTTCTTGACAATATTGAATCATAATTTTAATAAAGTCTAAATCTAATTCCTTTAATTTATAACCTTTTAAATCAACATATGTTTCTAATGTAATTATATTAAGATGCTTTTTCCTTAATGCTATAGTCGTTTCAATAATATTAAAAATATGCCGTATTACATCTTCATAATTTTTTCTTTTTTTAAAATATTTAATATTAACTATTAAACATAAATTAGAATCTGTATACATAAAATTATTTAAATCTATAGATTGTTCCATTATTTATTTAAAACAAAAAATTTTATAATTATATACTCGGTATAAATTGCCATTTCAATTCTTTACAAATATTTTTCCATATCATATCTTGTTGATGTAGTTTTTCTCTACTTTTTAATAATAAAAAACATGGTATAAATTCATCTAATTCTAATAATTGAACAAATTTATGTAAAATATAGGAATATGATAAAAAATTCTTTCTATCTTCTGGACAATGTTTTTGAAATGGTATTTGAATTTCTTTAAACATTCTACGCAATTCTTCTTCAGTTTTCCTACTCATTATGGGGGGAGGTATACCATTTAGTTTATTAATAATATGCGGAATATGTTCATAATATTTATTTTTTTTTAATTTTTTAAGAATCTCTCTTAATTTAGTTTGTGTTAAATTATTAACATTTAAAAGTCGTTCTTTTTTAAGTTCAATTAATATTTCATCATATATTTCTTTTGGAATATCAGTAGATTCTTTTGCTTGAAATTGTGCCAACCATTCATTAAAATGATTTATTCTTTTATAAGCAAAATAACTAATTTCTCTTGGTGGATCTTTATAGGATGGTTTATCTGAATCTATTAAAATACGTGTTTCATCACCACATGTTTCGCATATCATTTTACCATAAGATAAAAATAGTTTTTTTTCTTTGTTACATTTTAAACAAATATCTATATTTTCATTATTTAATGTTTTATAATTAGATTCATTAAATTTATTTAAATATGTATTATAAATATCTGTTTTAGAATTATTTTTTTGTGTCGAATTAATATTAAAATAATCGGAAACAGATTTAATATTATTAGTTTTATGTTGTATATTATTAATAATTTTTTCATCTTTATTTTCTATTTTATTATAATAATCAAATAATAAATGACCCGTATCTAATAAATAATCAATATCTTCATTTTTATTTAATATTTTTAGATTTTCTTCTATATCAATAATTTTATCTTTTAATTCTAAAATACGATTTATATTTTTTTTATAATTTTCATTCGATAATTTTTTACATAAACATTTATATTTATTTAATGTTTTAGTTTTATCTATAATTAGTTGCTTTTTATTTTTAATTTGTTCCAATTTATCGTTATGTCTCGCATCAAGTGTAATTCGCGTATCTATATTTTTTTTTATAGTTTTATTTTTTACTTTAAATGCCATAATATTATATTTAAATTGCTCTTTAAATAGAAAATAATATTAAAGAGTATAATATATTAATTGCTTAAACTTAAACTTAAAGATTTTATAATATCTATTATTTATATATGGGAGGTGGATTATTACAAATAGTAGCATATGGATCACAGGATATTTATTTAACTGGAAATCCCCAAATTACATTTTTTAAAGCAGTATACAGGAGACATACTAATTTTTCTATGGAATCTATTAAACAAATATTTAATGGAACCCCTAATTTTGGGGAAGAAGTAAATATAACATTACAACGTAATGCTGATTTAGTACATAAAATGTATCTTCAAGTTAAATTACCAGAAATAGATATAAGTGCTGGAAATAGTACATCAACTTGGAGTGCTTTTAGATGGTTAAATTGGGTTGGTCATGTATTAATAAAAGATATAGAAATATCTATTGGTGGTCAAAAAATTGATAAACATTATGGTGAATGGTTACATATATGGAATGAATTATCACAATCATCTAGTAAAGCAGCGGGTTATGCTGAAATGGTTGGAAATGTTCCTAAATTAACCCAAATATATAGTACTAGCAAGTCAACTACAACAAATAAAAGTCCTGAATACATGTTGTATATACCATTACAATTTTGGTTTTGTAGAAATCCAGGAATGGCAATTCCATTAATCGCTTTACAATATTCAGATATTGTAGTCACTATTAATTTTAGAGAACTCAATGAATGTATATGGGCAAATAAGCAAACATCATCATCGTATAATTCAAGTTCAGGTAAAGATGTATTCTCAACAATTCCAAGTATTTCTGGTACAGGCACTACTAATTTATATGTTGACTATATTTATTTAGATACAGACGAAAGACGTAGATTTTCTCAAGTGCAACATGAATATCTTATAGAACAATTACAATTTAATGGTAATGATACATTAACAACAACTACAAATAATATTAAATTAAATTTTACACATCCAGTTAAAGAAATAATATGGGTTGTACAACCTACAAATTTTAGAAAAAATGGTTATTCGCAGGCTAGAGCAGGATTTCAATATTTTAACTATACTGATATATGGGATTATTCTGGATTTACAGGAACCCCTGAACCTGCTTCGGGTCCGGGAATGGTTGGTGGTAAATATAATCAAAATTTATGGTATGGATTACCAAATGTTCAACTACAAAATAGTTTAAAATATAATATTAATACATTACCAACTGGTACTGATTTAACACCAACATATACAAATAATAATGCTGGATATAATGATATATCCGATTATACATCAGATGGAACAATACATAATATTGAAAATAGTACTGGGTTATGGACATTAAATAATGATATATCCTTATTAGATAATGGACAAAATTGTACAAAAACAGCTAAAATAGTATTAAATGGTAATGATAGATTTTCGGAAAGAGAAGGTAAATATTTTAATTTAATACAACCATATCAACATCATACAACATGTCCAGCACCAGGAATAAATGTATATTCATTTGCTTTAAAACCCGAAGAACACCAACCATCGGGGACATGTAATTTTTCAAGAATAGATAATGCCCATTTAAATATTACATTAACTGATAATACATTAAAAACAACATCACCTATTTATAATAGTGGTTCTGCTACAATTAAAATTTACGCTATAAATTATAATATATTACGAATAATGAGTGGAATGGGTGGATTAGCATATTCTAATTAATTTTTTCTTTATTAAATAATATATAAATACCACAAGCTATTGTAAATATACCAAATACTATTCTTAATGTATCATATTTCATATCAACAGCGTATGCTGATGAAAATCCAGCAAAAATAGTAAATAATAGTGCCATATATAACCCACCATAAATATCAATACTATCTTCTTTATAAAATTTATATACAGATACTATTCCAATTGGTGGTAATAACATTAATAAAGATGTCCCTATTCTAGTTTTTATACTTTTCATAGTTCCTAATATAGTTAATAAAGGAACTACTAATATTTCTGCTCCAGCACCAACCATTCCACCAAAAATTCCACTTATTATTCCTGTTAATGTTAATCCAATTAAATAATTCATTAATATTAATATATAAAAAACTTTTATTAAACTAATTTATATGGATAATACACATGAATGCTCTATATGTTTAGATTCATTGGATAAATCTAACAAAAATAAAACAACAATATGTAATCACACATTCCATAAAGAATGTATTGATTTATGGTTACAACATAAAAATATATGCCCTTTATGTAGATATCAATTTAATGTAATATATAAATGTAAAGATGTAAAATATAATTTTTATAATTATAGTGTAAAAATAAATGATGAATATCTTAGTTTTAAATCTTTTTTATATACAAAAAAATATTATTATAAGAATATTCAAAAAATAGGTTTTAATAAAAGAATTTTTTATATTTATTTACATAAAAATAATAAAATAAACATTTATTCATATATATTCCAAACAGATGAAAAATGTCATGATTTTTTTAAAAATGCTAAAAATGCTTTTTGTTAAAAATTGATATTATTTTTTATTTCAGTTTCATATTAATAAATGAATAATTTACCAGAAGAATTATCGCTTTATATTTTTGAAGATTTATTGCCTGATAAATCTTGCGACATTAATGAATTTAAAAATTATTTTTTAGTAAATAAACAATGGAATAAACTATTTAATTCTACACAAATGAAAATGTCATTAAAACATAGATATAATTTAATAACATATGACCTACTAACATACAATAAACTTATTACCCAATTATGTTTAGAAAATCTGTTTTTAAAAATTAATTATTCGTTACTATATATTATAGATTATATTGATTTAATTAATTTACCAGTATGTAAATTTACTAATTCAAGTTGTATAGATAATATGTGTCATTTAAAAAAATATCCAGTATGTTATTATAACAATCATAATATTAGTAGTTATATTACAGGTCCATTAATGAGGGGAATAGATGATCGGGGACGCAATTATCTTCTATTTACATATATAGATTTAGAAACAAATGAGTATATGTATGAATTTATATATCATAAATCTATTAATAATACATCATTTCTTACATTTTCTGGCGCATTCAATAAAACATATATTGGAATGTTAAGCGAAAATAAATTGAATAATGATTATTTATTTGATAGAGAATTGAAATATGATTCTCTAAATTATATGAAAAAATTATTAAACAATGAAAGATGTAGAATACCTGAATATAATCATGCATTGAAATGCTTTGATGAATCTAAAGATAAAGGAAATATTGTATTAATTTAAATATTACGACAATCTAAATTATATATAGTTTTAATAATAGACGGCAACTCATGTTTATAAAATATTGTTTTCATTATATTACCATCAAAATGACCAACTAATTGAAAATGATATTGATCTAAATAATAAATAATAATTGTTTTTTCGTTTTCATCTAAATCTAATGATGCTAATGGATGAATAGTAAATCTTTCATTAATATTATTTGTATCTTTATTGTTATCCGAATTTAATATAATTATATTAATTTTAAGTTTTTTTTGTAATAGCTGTAATAATATATGGTCTCCCCAGAAATTATTTCCTCCCTCAACTATTTCCTTTTTAAATTGTGACATATTTTTAATTAAATGTGGATTCCATTCACCAGAAAAATTAAATTGATTTTCATCATAATCTAATTTATATGTTTCTAATATTATTTCATAATTATTTTTATTTATTTCACTTGCTACCATATTTCGTAACATTTTTACATTATATTTTGGCAATCTTAATTTTAAAATATATTCACTATTTAGTGCCTCACATAATACATGAAATAAACAATCGCCATCTGACCCACATTCTAATAGTCCAAAACATGAATTTTTAGTACCTTCTTTTAACCTTTTTTTCCACCCTAAAACTAATTTACACCATCCATAATCATCTAAATAATTATGCCAATTATTTTTAGTTATTTTTTTTATTTTATTATTATTTTCATAAAATGTTTCCCCATTATTTATAAAAACACTATCGGTTAAGTAATAATTCATACTATTATTACATAATTTTATTCTTAAGTATATATATTTATAAATCGTTTATCGTCTATTTGATTTTCTATAATTTCTCTTTCTTTTTCTTTTTAAACTTTTTTTTTTTGAAATAACACGTTTTCTATGTTTTTTACTTATTCCTCTATAACCTCCACGTTTAGAATATTTTTTATTACTTCTTCTTCGCCCTCCTTTGAATGCGACACCG